CGCCATCGTTGCCTGCTGGGCCTTGTGCCCCGGTTGCCCCAGTCGCCCCCGTGTCGCCTTTCTGAGCCATCAGGTCCCAATAGGTGGCCCAAGATCCTCCCACCCCGGGCTCATCGCTTGCGCTGGAAGTATGACCTGAAATACATATATAGCTTGACCCATCGTTCTCCACCACATCATTCTCCGAAAACGCGGTGGCAGTGGCCCAGGCGTTGCTCCAGGTGAAAGAGGTTCCATCTGCGCCATCGTTGCCTGCTGGGCCTTGTGCACCGGTTGCCCCGGTTGCTCCATCTGCGCCATCGTTGCCTGCTGGGCCTTGTGCACCGGTTGCCCCGGTTGCTCCGTCCGCGCCATCGTTGCCTGCTGGGCCTTGTGCCCCGGTTGCCCCAGTCGCCCCCGTGTCGCCTTTCTGAGCCATCAGGTCCCAATAAGTGGCCCAGGATCCTCCCACCCCGGGCTCAGCGCTGGCGCTGGAGGTATGACCTGAAATACAGATATAGCTTGAACCATCGTTCTCCACCACATCATTCTCGGAATAGGCGGTGGCAGTAAGCCAAGCGTTGCTCCAGGTGAAAGAGGTTCCATCCGCGCCATCGTTGCCAGCCGGGCCTTGTGCACCGGTTGCCCCGGTTGCTCCGTCCGCGCCATCGTTGCCTGCTGGGCCTTGTGCACCGGTTGCCCCGGTTGCTCCGTCCGCGCCATCGTTGCCTGCTGGGCCTTGTGCACCGGTTGCCCCGGTTGCTCCGTCCGCACCATCGTTGCCAGCTGGGCCTTGTGCCCCTGTTGCCCCAGTCGCTCCCGTGTCGCCTTTCTGAGCCATCAAATCCCAATAGGTGGCCCAGGATCCTCCCACCCCGGGCTCAGCGCTTGCACTGGAGGTATGAGCTAAAATACAGATATAGCTTGAACCATCGTTCTCCACCGCATCATCCGCGGAATAGGAGGTGGCAGTGGCCCATGCATTTTTCCAAACCATAGATGAGCCCTCACCATCGCCGGCGGCCCCTTTCTGAGCCATCAGGTCCCAATAGGTGGCCCAAGATCCTCCCACCCCGGGCTCATCGCTTGCGCTGGAGGTATGACCTGAAATACATATATAGCTTGAACCATCGTTCTCCACCACATCATTCTCGGAATAGGCGGTGGCAGTGGCCCAAGCGTTGCTCCAGGTGAAAGATGTTCCATCCGCGCCTGGCGGGCCTGTCGGGCCGGGGCCGGTGCCCGCAAAATCAATATCGATCGACGGATCCCCCGTCGCGGAGAAACTCAGGTCGAGCACCGGGGCGGAAAATGTGAGATCTATATCGGCCATAATTGAATATTCTGTGTTAAAATTCGCCGTGGGTCGGTAGCACGGAGAGCCGGCCCTGGATGCGATAATCGACGGTATCGGAGCCGGTCTGGGCCAGGTCGAGATTCCATTCGACCATCTCGCCGGATTCGTCGAGAATATCGGTGATGGTATTATCCAGGCTATCCTCGGAGTCGGTCCCGGGATCGATCGCCACGGTGATCACCTGGTCGGATATGGAAAGATTAGAATCCACTCCCGAGCTGTAGCGGAACACCACGGCACCCGCCTCGCGCAATTCAAAAACTGCGGTTACGGTGCTCAGGTCGTAATCTTCCGGGACATTAATCGTAAGATCGAGCCTCGTATCCGGCGAATAATTGAGCGTGCCCGCTGAGGCTGCTTTTGGGGCGGTGGGAGTGGTTGCCATGTTTTTTGTTTGTCGGTTGTCGGTTGTCCTTTGTCCTTTGTCTTTTGTTCTTTGCCGACCAGCTCAGGGCCTCGCGCACGGTGATCTCGGTGGCGTCGCTGGTGTCGAGATCGAGTTTCATAATTTTCGCGGCGTGTTAAGTTATTTCCGTACCCTGGAGCGGGCTGGTGGCGTCGAAATGAATCGCGGTGCCGCCCTTGCCACAGCCTAGCAGGACGTGAGTGGCGCCGATGCTGGTGATGTCGGCCTCGTCATCGCACAGGCTGCCGGCGGTCTCGGAGAGCCAGAGCCCTTTGCCGTTGGCTACCGTGACGCCGATCTCGAGCGCGCTATCCAGCTTTACCCACAAAATCGGCTGGCCGATGTTGGGCGCGGAGCAAACCGCCATGCCGAGATCCGATATCTTGGTGTTGTCGCTCGCATCGGCCAGGATCTTTTGACCGTTAGAATCGTTGGTGATGATCTGGCCCGCGGTGATGACCGCAGCGGAAATGCCTCGCTTGGTGCCGGCGGTCTGGAGCACGTCGGCCGCGTCGATTGTAATATCTGCCATCAGAGACGCGGGGCGTCAAAGTGCTGGACCGCTGCGTCGGCACCTTGTCAGCCCTTCACCTTGTCAGACTTTTACCAGTTCCACCAGGCCGCGCGTGGAGACGGGGCAGGCTTCGACCTGCTCCCAGCCCTTCGGGACCTGGTAGCGCGGGCGCTTGCTGTCGTGAAGGTATGCGCGGGTGCCGGGGAGGGTGGTCTCCAGGGCTGCGCTGAGGCAGTCGATGCGGCGGCGGCCATCGATGAGCAGGGTGTCGGCGGTGGGGGCGCTGGCGGCGAACACTTCGGGATAGGCTTTGAGGGTGGCGAGACGGACGTCTACGCCGACACGGCTGCAGCGATCGGCGTAGAAAGATTGATGCTCGATGCTGCGTAAGTCACATACGCGCGCCAGCTCGATGGAGCGCAGACCACAACCGGCTTCGACTACTCGCTGGCCGGCTAGGCGCGGCATCAGCCAGGCCATCTCGTATTTATCGAGGCTGGCGCTGAGATAGTAATGATGGATGATCGCATCGTCGGTTTCGCGGTTGCGATTCCAGGCCATCGGCAGGCGTAAGCGGCGGCTGTCGCTGGCGGTGAGGCGGGTGATCTGTTTCGCCGTGAGCTGAGAAAAATCGACGAGATCGACAATCGCCTTGGCCGTGGGGTGGCCGGGACCTGGCACCCACATAAAACAGTTATCCACCCATGGAATTTGGTTGGGGTGCGGAGCGATCACGAAATGGTCTCCCCATTCATCGATGCGGTAGGGATTGCTCACCGGCTCAGTATCCCAATCGGCATACGATCCGCCGTGGCGATACAGTATCCAGTGGCGGACGTAGTTGGCGCGAAAGCGGTCCGATTCGACCCGCTCGCAAAACTCGGCGAAGGGCTGGCCGATATCTTCGAGGATCTCCGCAAAGCTCCAGACCTTAACCTCGGCATAGCGCGCCCACTGCTCGGCGTGCTGGACGGCCCAGAGTGGCGGATCGTCGCCGTGGATGATATGGAGGAGCGGCTTACTTATGGTGACGACCCTCCGCCCCCGGTGACTGTTACGGCAATGTCGCGGTTCCATGGGAATACTGGATTGTAATCGATGAGCTGCTCAATCTCGGTGATCTTGCTACTGACCAACGTAACCTCGGCGATATCGATCACCACCTCGGCATCATATCCCGTTTCGGTGACGGTGTCGCCAAAGAAATCGATATCATACGCCCAGGAAGGTAGCCCCTCATAACTGGCGGCCGGGTCCCAGCCGATATTAATGGCATCGCTGGATATCTCCTCGCCATCGACCGAGATATCGAGGCGAAACTGCAGCTTATGAGTGCCGGTGATGAGGGTCTTGTCGGTATCGAAGGCGTCGCCCCCGAGCCAGGTCGGCACCTCCCACTCACCTTTCCAGTGACCCTTTCCCGGAGTGACCTGTACCACGTTATCGTAACCAGTCACTTGGCGCACCTCGAAGGGGCGAGCGGCTGGCAGGGTGGTACCGGGAATCACCTCCAACTTTGGCTTTACCCCGAGCGACACGATGCCATCGGAGAAACTTTTGCGGAGGGTCGAGTCGGTGCGGATAAAATCCCCGCGCGCGATCCCGTGCAGCGCTTCGATAAATGCATTCCAATCCTCCGCGCGGACGGGCTGGCCCGGGCGCACCTTTTTTAGTTTCTTGAGTAGCTGGCGCATTGAAAAAGGATTCTACGATTTAGGTTTCTAGGGTCTATGAATACCAGACATCACTCCAGCCGCCTGGGCCGCTCAGTTTCCAGGTCCGCGTCACGGAATACACGGCCCCGCGCTGCTCGTAATCCATGCCCACATAAAGCCATTCGTGATTATCGATTTCCGGGGCGAAATCCGGGGAATCCACCATCCCGATAAAATTGAGCAGCGCGTGCGGGTTTTCGTTGGTGGTGAAGCTCTCGGTATAGGTCGCCCCGCCGGGGCTTAGGTAATGGGTGATGCCTTCGTGCTCGGTGCCGGTCTCCCAGCGCGAGAACGCGTACAGATCCGTTTTGTCCGCATCGGATGCCACGTTGTCCGCGGTCGATTGCGTGCCGTCAGGCTTCATGAACACCGCCCCACTTGTCGGAAGTAACGGCGTGCCGGCCACGGTGGCGAAATCCTCATGGGTTTCGATCGGTTCCTCGGTGGTGCCATAGGTCAGATTATAAACCGGGATCGTCTGCTCGGCGTCGGCGGTCTCGTCGAGCTGCGAGGTATCCATCCCCGCATATTGCACCGTTACGGTGCCCTCCTTATTCCAGTGCTCCATGCTGATCTCCTCGATGGTGAGGCGGTCATCATAGGGGTGCTCGTCTCCGTATTGCGGCCCCTCCTCGCCGACCTTGATATATTGCGGGGTCTTTGGTTTAAGTATCAATGTCGCCGTGACCAGGCCGGTTTTATCGACCTGGCTGGATTGCTCGTTGATTAGAAAAGCGATGCCTCGGATGGTGATGTCGGCCATTTAGAAATTAGAAATTAGAGATTAGAAATTAGGCGAATACGGCGGTGGGTGAGTTGGTGCGCTGCTTGGTTAGCTTGGCGAGGTGGGCCTCGGTTTTGCGTTGGGTGTCGAGCTGTTGCTGGGCGATGCGTAACTGGTTATCGATGCCGGCCACGCGGCCACCGCCACCGATACGGCGCATCGATTGGGCCACCACTTTCGCGGCGGCCAGGCCGGCGGCTGCGGGGGTGGCTGGCTGCTCCTCTCCGGGAGGTAACACAAATTCTTGCTTAGGGTTACCCGCGGCGGCCGGCAGCGGCGAGAGCTTACCTACCTGATCGTTCACCTTTTTCAGGATCTCGGCGAGACGGGCCTGGTTGCCCGAGGTATCGAAAAGGCGGCCCCTCAGGATATCGTCGCCGATATCGAATAGGGATTTTACAGGGCCGGCATTGTTGAGATTTTCGCGGGTGCTCTCGTAGAGCGGGGTGATGATGTTCTGTAACTTTTCGGCCGCGGTTTTAGATGCTTTCTCGAGGCCGGGGATATCCTGCATCGCCACGATCACTTTGCGGGTGCCGTCGAGCATGGCGAGCGCGAAGGATCCGGCGATGGCCAGGAGCGCGTTGCCCATGCCTTTCCAAAATTCCCCGGTGGTGAGAATGGCGAGCTTTTGCAGCACCGCGGAAACCACATTGCTAAAACCGCGATACAATACCGCGATCGCTTCCTTGAACGCAATCTTGAGCGACTCGCCAATCAGGAGCATGATGTCCCCGGTGCCGAGCACTTCAAACGCGGCCCGAGCGAAATCGATGGCACGCACCAGGGATGCGCCGAACTTCTCGCCGATCGGGGCCAGGTCGATTTTATTAAGGTATTCAAAAAACGGTAATACGTGCTGAATCAGCTTTGATCCCATACCTACGAACGCGCCCTGGATCTTAGTGCCGAGCCCGGCCCATATATCGCTCACCCGGTCGAATTCGTTGGCGTGCTGCGAGAGTAGGCCTGCTTGAGCGCCGACCATCGAGGTGGCTTTCTCTAAAGCTTCCGGATCGGCAAAAAGAGCCAACAATTCCCCACCAGAGCGGCCAAAAATCTGCATTGCCCGGGCCGACTTCTCCGCGGCACTGTCGAGCTTGCCAATCGCGGCAGCGATCTCCGTGAAGGCTTCCACGCCACCCATCTCGCCGAGCTTCTCATAGTCGAGGCCGAGCGCATCGAACGCGCGCTGGTAGGTGGTCAGACCCTCGCCAGCTTCAATCACCGAGCGCTGCATTTTCTGAACCGTGGCGGCCATCTTGTCCGCGCCGACTCCGGTCTGTGCGAACATGGTCTCGAGGATCTGCGCCGATCCCGCCGAGTCACCGATCCGCGCGGCCACATCGGAGAGACGGCCGCCGAGATCAAACGCCGATTTAAGCCCCTGGGTTATCTTGTAACCGGCGCCAACGCCAGCGGCAGCGATCGCGGCGAAAGAGACCGCGGCCGCCTTGGCGGCTGCCTCTGCAGCCTTGGCGACGCCGCCGAATAGATTGCTCCCCATCCGCTTACCCTGCTGCGCAGCGTTGCGCTGAAACCGCCCAGTCATGGCCTGGGCATCTTTGAGAGACTTGCGGAATTTAGAAACCTCCAGGGCGAGTTCGGCGGTGAGTTCGGCCATGATTATGACGAGGCGTCAAAGGCATAACCAAGCCAGAGCCATAAGCAAATTTAAACGCCACCGGACTGTATTTATCAGATCCCTCCCCCTCGTATACCATGCGATGTACCCCGGGTAATGCCAAAACCGGTTCAACATTTTCACTCTTGAAATTACGCCCCCCTATACGGACTTTTTCAGGGTTTAATTTATACTCCTTCCCAGAGCCAAAGCAGTCTTGGCAATAAGCCCGATTCGTAGGATGACTTTTACAGAAACCGCACTCCTCAACCACCGTTTTAAACGCGACATCAGGAAAATTAGCGTATATTCTTTTGCGGGTGAGGGGTTCGATCGATGCATCCACATCGGGGCGAGCATAATCACATTTTGCCGACCTGATAAATTCCAATATTTTGCTGGATGCTTTTTCAGGGTCCACCAATATTATTACTTTTGCATCGGTGGCTATGATGCGGCGGCCAATTACCGTATCCGCAATCCATGGAGTTTGCAACGATGGGCGGGTATCATCCCAACTGACGAAATCAAAAATAGTATTAAGCATCGAATAGATCATGTTAATAAAAATAGGGAAAGGGTTCGGAATTATCCCACCTTAATAGCTTCGCCTCTTTACCGTCTATATACTTTTGCATTGCCTTGAAAACGACCGCACATAAAACCTCTTTTGATAACGTTTTACGAGGCTTTAATGACTCTCTTGCCAGTAACTTTCTCAATGTCAGCGTTGTTCGACTTCCTATACCAGTTTCTATTTCCTTCCAAAATTGAGTCACGGTTTCCCGATCCGCTACCAATTCAGCAGGTACCGATACAGCAACTCTAAGCGTCACTGGTAACAATTGATCGAGGAGTCTTGAGCGCTGCAGCCAAAATTCGATAGACTCCTCATGCTTTAAGTAGGTTTCCCATAGTTGCCGCCTAGTGATTGCTGCTCCACCGTGCATTTTTTTATAATCGTGTTGCGCTAATTTCATGGCAACAGTACTGACCTTTACGTGGTTTTTCACACCGTGCCACTTGAAGAAATCAGCAATTGTGCGCGGCGTTCCAGTGTCTTGGTTTTCAGCCGCCTTCGGGTCAGTCCCTTTCACAATCAACACACTAGGGTAAATCCCCGTTTTCAAAAATTCGGTGAGGCGGTGTTGGCCATCGTCCAGCTCTCCATTCGAATTAACAACAATCGTGGCACCGTTAAAAAGCCAATTGCCGTCTTTGAGGTTTTGATTGATTACCGACAAATTACGCTTTTTTTTCACTCTTTGATTCGGCGACAAGTTAGCAAGTAAATCTTGACAAATTTTTTTCGTAAGCTGGACATATTCAACCGTGATTCCTCCGGGGATTTCTAAGACGTTGCCTAGAGTTTTTGCTTTAAATTTTTCATTAACCATTCTGGAATATTACCGACTTAAAACAGTATGCAAATCCGGCATTTAGCAGAGTCCAACAATGGTGCGCCTTAATGCACCCTAATGCGCCTTAATGCACTCTATTGCACACTACTGACAGTCTCTGATATAGCGCGATTATGGTCGCATCTGTGCAAGCCAAACGCGCGGCGTCACCTGATCCTTCCAAAATCTTTCTCAAGCTGCCCGAGCACCCGACGCTTGAGCTTGTGGGCGCGGCGGTTGGCGGCCCGCTGGAGACGGTGCGGGAGGTTACTCATCTGGCTTGCGTGATCGACCTTGTTAATCATCTTGATTCGGATGCGTCGATTGCTGACCTCGACCTTGACCGAGCCGGGCGACTGGTGGCGCCAGATCCAGGCGGCCGGCTTGTGGCCGAGCTTGGCGGCTGCGCTATTCCAGCCGCCGGCCAGCTCACCGACGCGCTTGAGGGTCTCGCGCAGGTAGCGATTAAAATCGGTTTTCCAAACCTTGCGTTTCTCGACGCCAACCGGGACGCGGCCGCGTCGATTGCGTTTCGATTTGTGCAGCCTGGCGAGATCGACATCGGCCTCGGCCAGCTTCTTAGGCACCGGCGCAAACAGCTTGGAGAGATCGGAGCGGATGGTGGCCTCGCCTTTCTTTTTGCCGACCGATGCGGTGGACTCGCCCTTGCCTGGAGGGGTTAGCCCGATCACTTCCTTGATGTAGAGCCGGGCCTCATCGCGGAGGATTTCCTCATGTGTTTTTTTGGAGCGCTCAGCAAAGCGGCCGAGCCAGTGACTCCAGGCTGCCTCGTCGATATCCACGGTAATTTCTTGGGCCATACTGTACACTGTACAGTCATTCGCTGTACAGTGTACAATCCTCGCTTATAAAGAAAGATCAAAGCCCTCATCCTCGGCGAGCAGCGAGGCAAGATCGAGGTCGGAGCCATCGCCGGGCTCGGGGATATGGAGGGGCTGGCGCTCGCGCGCTACGGTCCAAATAAAGGGGCTGCTCTGGAGCGCGCAGTGGTGCCAGATGAGGGCCTCGGCGTAACTCATGCGCCCGATGCGCTCGAAGCTGAGGGATGGGTAATAGTGCGCCAGGCCGGCCTTTAGAGAATCGATCCGCCCTGGCTCTAGTAGTTTCCCGGCGGAATCTCCGCTTCGGGTGCGTCGACTTGCTCGGCGATATCAAAATCCACGGCGTTGATCCGATCGAAAACGGCGGTTAGGTTTTCGAGCACGCTGGCCATGTCCTCAATTGCGATCTTGGATTTAAACAGGCGCACCCGTTTCTTCAGCTCTCGGGTGCATTTCTGCTTGGCGGTTTTAGTGGTGGCCTCATCGAAGTCTAGACTCAGATCGATGACCTTTTCCTCATCGGCCCAGAGACACCAGGCGATCGTCATCAGGGCGTCGAGCATGGCTTTATCATCGCCGTCTCCGGGTGGCTCTCCATCGCCGATAAAAAAGCCCAGGCCGAATGAGGCGAGTAACTCCGCGGAATCGACAGATAGCTGGCGGAATTGGAGTTCACCGACGGAGAAACCGCGGTCTGATTTGGCCAGCCGGCGAGCGGCTTGCAGGTCGTTGTTTTCAGTGGTCATTGTATCCAGGTTTAAAAAAGTTTTAAGCACTAAGCGCGGCGATCTGGTACTCGATATCCTCGCCCATTTTCAAATGGTAGGTGCGACCGCTGCGCCTTACTACGGTATGGCGTGGCATGGCGGAGATCTCGCGTAGGGCGGCCTCGTGGTAATCGAGCAGCTGCTCGAATTGTTCGCGCTCCTCGGGTGGCACCAAGCTGGCGTGCTGGTTCAGGGCCTTAAGCGGGGATTTACCGGGCTCATACTCGGCGTAAATGGCGGCACGCCAGAGCAGGCTTTTAGGGGCAGTCAGGTCGCGGTGCCGGATGGCATCGGCTGCGAGCTTGACCGGTAGCGACACGTCGTCGGGTTGATAGACGACCTCGACGGCGGTGGCGAAATTGAAAACGAACATCCGCGCCCGGGTTTGCGGGTCGGTGAGGTCTTGAAAGTTGGCCTGGTCGCGGCTGCCGTTGCGCTGATACAGAACATAACCAAGCTGGCAGAGCATTGAAACCAGCAGTGTCTCCCGCGCGGCCAACGGCGAGCCGGTGCCATGGATCGGAAAGATCTTGGTTAATTCCATGGGTGTGAGCTACCCGTTAAGCGGCCCCGGGAAAATGTTGGCCGGATGCATCCCAGTCGGGCTCATTATCGTTGCGCTGGTTTTCGCTGATCTCGGTGACTATGGTGACGCCGGTCTGGAATTCGGGGACGGTGCCGGGGAGGCCGCCGTCGGAGCCAAGGGCCAGGATCACGGGAAAATCACCGTTGCCGCGGATGCTGAAATCATAGGTTGGGTCAAAGTAAGATTGATGGTCGAACGTGCCATCATATTCGAGAACCACGTCGGCCTCGTCGAGCTGCTCGGTGAGTTCAAAGGAAGTTATTCCGGTGATGTCGCTGGAGGTGATGCCAAGCGTGGGGCAGCCACCGCCGGAGGGGTCAGCCTCGGGGCTCATCGGTGTGGTTGGCGAGGATGAACCGAGGGCCAGGTATCCTTTGCCCGCGCGCTCGAAATCCGGGAACTCGGAGAGGCCCTGGGTTTCTTTATTCATGTATAGTTCGATATCGCCCTCGGTCGAGTTGGTCACCGCGACCAGATCATCCATGATGATCTCGCCTTTTCCTTTAATGGAGACCTCGCGGGTGATCAGGGGTTTTGCGCTAACACAGGATGTCACGCCGTTTTCGTCGCGAATGGTGACGATTTCGATCGAGTCGCGTTGGCTCGATTCCGTTGTGTAGCCGATCGCCGGGGTGGCGAGGCCGAAAAGATCTGTTACTCCGATTGCCATAAATCCCCAATAGCGTCAATTAAAGCGTTCTCATAAGCCCCAGCCGGATGCGGTAATTTGCCACCCAGCGGCCATCCCCGCCGACGCTGCCCTCCTGGGCTTGCACGTGGTAATTATTCGCGGTGTAGTCGCCGGCGGTCTCGGTCTCGATGGCGGTGGTGATAGCGTCGGAATAGAGACCGACATCCGGCGGGATTGGGGGCGGGAAAATCGACTCGATGAATCCGGTCCAGGCGGCGTGCTCCTCGGCCAGGCCGGAGATGCATGGCGTGGTTACCACGATATTGATCTCGGCCTGGGAGAGATTGCCGGCCACGTTGGGCGCGTCCTCGATGAGGACCATGATCCCGGGCCGGGTCTCGATGTCCGTCCGCAGCGAATCGCCGGAGCCGGGCACCACCTGTACCGGATCGTAAGCAGAGATGCGATCGGGAGCGATAGCGATCTGGTCATTTATAAAACTGACGATGGCAGATTCAATAGATAATTTCATATCTCTTTATTAGTTGTCCTTTGCCAACGGACAAAGCACAACCGACAAAGGAAAAAAGCACAATTAAGCGGCTATCTGGTCAATCTTTTCGCGGTATTGTGGAGCGAGGCGATAGGTCGGCACGCGCGGGAATTGGTTGGTTTTGTGGAAGTCTCCAGTGGCGGTGATAATGCCGGCCTTGCGCCAGGCGGTTATCAGGTATCGAGCCTCGCCGGGAGGAAAACCGGGGCGGCTGAGTGAGTAGGTATCAAGCAGGCCGTGCAGTCGCTGCACCTGGCAGAGGACGTTGATCGGCGTTTTAACCGGGGCGGCCTGCAGCAGTTTTACCACGGAGCCGGAGCGGTCGCTGGCCCAGTCGCCGAGGATCAGGTCGAGCGCCTTGCGGCCGTCGGGGGTGATCCAGTGCTCGATGGCTTTGTGGTGGTACTCGCTGGCGCCCTCGACGCGGAAAAAGAAACCTTCCTCCTGGAGCATGCGTAAATTGTCGTTGATCGCGGTGCGGTGGGTCTGCTCGGGCCAATCGCGGCCAATGATGAAATTACCACGCGAGGCGGCGATCATCAGCGCGGCTATTTGGCTGGTAGTGAAACGGCGAAATTCAAGCGGCTTTAGATTCATGGGTTGATTGTCCTTTGTCGGTTGTTGGTTGTCCTTTGTTGGTTGTTGCTGCTTGCGCCTGAGCAGCGAGGCGCTCGAGGATGGGCAGCCTCCAAAAGGCGCGGCGATCCAGCTCGATCTGCAGGCCGATGGCCAGCTTGGCGGCCGCGGAATCGCGGCGGGGGTGGTCGGTTAAAAGATCGATTACTCCCTCGAGTTCGGTGTCTGAAAAATGGATAAGCGTCATGCGTTTCTGTTTAGTTAAGAAAGCATGACAGTTTACCCCGTTCAAGCTTTTATTGCAGAGGTCTAGCGCTCATATTGCCCGGCCCTGATTAGCAGGTATCCGGGAGCCTGCTCGTGGCGTTCGTAGAGGGTAAATTCCTCAGTTTCTTCGGTGCGACAGTCGGTGAGTTTCACGCGGGGGCGGTTGATAAAATCAGGCAGGGTCTCGCCGGCTGCGAGGATATCGGCGAGGGCTACGTGGAGGGTAGCGCTGCGGATGCGGATAAATCCGCCATCTTGGGCCTCGCGCTCGGAGACTCCCAGCACCAGGGCGCAGTCGATGGCGGCGCCGAAGGTCTCGGTCTCGCTATCGTAAAGGGCGATCAATCCGGGGTGGCGCGCAATCCGCTTGGTGTGGGCTCGATAGTATTGGTCAGCCATTGTAAGTTTTAAGGTGTTAAGTGGTTAAGTTTTAAGAACAAAAAAGGAGCGGGGAAAACCCGCTCCTTTCTTAGTTGTTGTTGTGGAATTCTAAAGGGTGCTGAAGAATACCGCAGACGAAAAAGGGGGCGCGCTGGTGTTTGTTTTAGCAGATCCAGGCGCTGGTTTAAACTGCTGTTAGTCGGTTGGTTTGGGCGCGGCCTGCTTCTTGGAAGGAGCCGCTTTTTTTGTAGATTGTTTCCTGGCTGGCTTGTCGGCCTTAGGAAGCTTGCGCTTCTTGGCGACTCCAGTGCGCGTCCATAATTCAATGGATGCATACTTACCAGCGTTGCCCGGGTCCGCTACTGCCTCGTTGAAGGCTTCCAGCGCCACCCGGTAGGGGGCGGGATCGCCGAGCGCCACACACGACGCCCGGGAATCCCCTGGTAAAATTGCGATGATTTGTCCGAGCTTCATTACTCAGGATTAAGTGGTTGTGACGCGCTTAAGTGCGGCGGCTTCACCGACTGCATACCCGTAATGCGCTTCGATGAATTGAGCTTCCTCATCGGTGTCGGGGTAGGCGATGCGCTTATACTCGAGAGTTGCGCCGGTGTCGGGATCGGTCACTTGCTGGTAATCAACCAGGAGCTGGCGAACGCCGTCAGATGGTGGCACGGGTGCGAATGCGCAGAGGATCGCCGAATCAGTCACGGCAAAACCAGCAATATTTTCGGCTCCGTTTGCAGGTACTCCGTTGCTGCAAAATGTGGTGAATCCCATGATGTTGGGAAGGTCGCCGGTGTTGAGCGAATTGGAGCCGCTCTGGCTGCGGTCGAGAATCGCTGGCTGCTTAACCAGGTTGTAATGGAAAGCAGGGTTCAGTATCAGACTGCGGCCGATCGAGGACCACTCGGCCTCGTCGCACAATTGAGCCAGGTCTGCCACATCTTCCTCATCGAAATCAGCTGCAGCGGAGGCGGCGATGGTAGAGCCGGCGAAGTTGGCGGCAGTAACGACGCTGAGCACGTCGGCAACGATATCATAACCCAGCTTTTCGCCTTTGATCATGCCGTGTTTTTCGGGATCGAAAACCGGCTGGCGAGCGCGCTCTCGGCCAGTGAAGCTCAAGCCCTGCACCTTGTTCGTATCGATGGTAATGGTCTTTACCTGGGTGTCGGTATCTGTGACAAGCGCCTTGTACGATCCGTCTGCATTACGGGAAGCGGAGGCATCGGTGGCGAGTGGGTAGTAGGGTACATCTACTGTGTCATCGCCCTGTAGGGCAACATCTGCGTAAACGGTGGAAAAAGCATTCAGCGGAACAACGGCCCTCTTAAACGCTGTAAGAGCGCTGTCGAGGATCTCTGTCAGCTGGAGGCTACTATCAATGGTATTTGCCATAGTATTTTGTTAGTTTGGTTGTTGTTGGTTTTGCTGTGAAAATTAGTTGTTGGCCCGGTTGCGGTATTGCTTGACCAGGGCGGAGCGCTCGGCGTGAGTCTCGCAGGCTTCGAGCGCCAGCTCGAGTTCGCGCTCATCGCGTGGCGTGGTGTCTTCGTCGGCGGAGTCGCTCGGGGCGAGGTCGCGGATGTCTACGTGATTCTCGGCGGCCACGCGTGCGGCTGCGGTGCTGACTTCCTCTTTAGTCTTGAGGCTGTCCAGCTCGGAGATTTTCGCATCCTTCTCGGAGATGTATCCTTGCAGCTCGGCGAGTTTTGCCTGGAGCTGCTCGACCTTCTCGAGGGCTGAGTCACGCTCGCCCTTTACGGTATCGAATTCCGCGGCGGCTGCTTCGAGCTGCCGGGCAGTTTCCTCGGCGGCTTCCTTTAGTTGCGCGGTTTCGCTGATGGCTTCGCGGGCTTCTTTGCTGGCGAAGATGTTACCAAGGACAGACAAAACGCCTCCCTTGTTTTCGTTTCCCTCCTCGTTGTTCTCAACGGGAGCGGGTGTAGTTTTATCGTTGTTGTTGTCCATATGGTTACTGGTTCTGAAAAATGTCAACCGTTCTTAATTATTTTTTTGACCGCTGCTCGGCGAATCTCATCAGCTACGACTAGCGGGAGATTGCGGCGGGTGCCGTCGATGAGGCGAGCGTTGCGGGCTGCGGTGCCGTGTAGGGTCTGACCTTCGAGCGCGGTCTCGGCGATGCCGGGGCGGTTTTCGCGGACGAAGCTTTTAAAGTTTTTGCTGAGCTGGGAGACCTCGCCCTCGAGCAGCTCCAGCTCCTCGCCGGTGACGGGTTTACCCGGGAGGCCCATGGCTTTATATTTACCGTCGCGGATGACGTGCTTTTTTATTCCCTCTTTTGCGTAGGCTTCGGAATCATCCGTGATAGAAATGTAGGTACCCACACAGCCGATGTCTGCGGAGTTGGCGGCCTTTATCTCGTTGCAGGCTGCGCCGATCTTGTAGCCGGCGGAGGCCATCATCGCGCTCGGGCCGGAGTAAGCAACGGTGCGCTTTTGCCTGCCCTGCTCGCGTATCAGCTCGGCGGTCTCGGAGGAGGGGACGGCCAGGCCGCCGGGAGTATCGAGATTATAGATAACGGTCTCGATCGCGGAGTCCTGTGAGAGTTGCTCTACATCGTGATTAATGTCCTGCAAATCCGCCACGCCGAACATGGCTTTAGCCCAGTCTGGAACATTGGAATAGAGCGGGCCGGATACATTCATTACAGCGATGGCTCCATCCGGGGAGACCTCCACCTCTCCTGCGTAGGGATAACCCTCCGGCTTGCCGGATAGCTCCAGACCTGCGAGGCGCGCCTCGAGGTCTCCGAAGTCCAGCGCGGCCAGCTCGCGGACCAGGGCGTCGTGCTGAGCCGGTAGCATCTCCCAGGCTTTCAAACTGAGATCCTGGGCAAAGCGGGAAAAGAATATAGATTTCATAGTGGTTATGGTGTTTCGCGTGAAACGGTGTTCTTATGATTACTTAAGCGCCTAGCATTTCGCCGAGGCCGGGGGGTTCTTCGTTCTTGGTGCTTGGTTCCTGGTTGGCGGGCGGCTCTGGTGCGGGCTCATCGCTGCCCGGGTAGGGAGCGGAACCGGCGGGGGCGGCGAGTAGCTGGGAGAGCATGGCCTCGACGCGGGCTGGCGGCCAGTCGCGCTCCTCGGCCTGCTCCAGGAACCAATCGATTTCATCAAACCATTGCTGGGCCGGGTTTTGCCAGTGTTGTTGCAGCTCGCCGAAGTGAGCCTCTCGGGTCCGCATCCCAGGCATACGCAGTTCTTCCAGGTTGAGCGCGCCGTCGCGGCCGCGGTCGATAGTCTTGGATTTGGGATGCATCCAGTGGACGTCATCCCAGCGGCCGGTAGTCGGCTCATCGAGGCGACCCTCGGCGATCTCGGTGCCGATCAGGTGGAACCAGTTGCGCTGACAGAAAGGCTTGAGTATTTCGTTGCGGTAAAATTTGAGCGCCTGCTCGGTGTCCTCGTTGAGCAGGCGGGAGGTGTTGCCGTTAAGACTGGCGATGTCCCATATAATCTCCGGCGGTAGGTCGAAGCTGAGCGCCATTTCACGAACGAACCAGCGCACCAGTTCCATCTGGTGCGGGTGTGGGCGGTCATCGTGCAACACGCGCGGAACGGCTCCATTACTCATCTCGGGCATGGCTCCGCCGTCGATGATGTCCTGCACATCCCATTTGAGAATCGCGTTGAGCTCGGTGTCGTTGTCGGTGCTATTGAGTGGCGATCCGTCCACGTCCACATCGATGAGGTCTTTGTTGTTGTCCACATCCACCATGTATTGCTTGGCGGCATCGCCAAGAGCCTGTCCGAGCAGGCCGGTCTGGGGTGCGGGGTTCTCGAGATACAGGCCGAAAGTGGCATGGGACTTTTTGATCGAGTCCATCATATCAGTAGTCAGATCGCGAACGTCGATCATGCGAGTGATCGTGGAAGCAAACGGAGTGACGCCTCGAGCCTGGCCACCCCTCTCCCAGAACGCTGTGAGGTGCGCGGTGGCTGCCTCAAAGTCGGTGTAATCGTCGGCAGAATCCGGGTGCAGAACACGGTAACGCTCGGCGCGCATCCCCTCGTCTGAGAGCACGCCGTCGCGCCAGGCCTCATTGGCGTTTTTAAGCTGGCCGATCTGGTGGCCCTCGTATGGGACGACCATCGAATTGCCCGCGGAAGTGCGAGCAAAAACGGTGAGCATATCACCGTCGATCAACCAGCGGCGAGATAGAAAATGCTGGTAAGAATCAGCCGTAAATTTTCCGCTCCGCTCATAGAGCAGCGGCGAGCCGGTGATGCGGCGGTAAGTGTCGAGCGCCTCGCGGTTGAATTTGGCGTCGGGGGTGTTGGGGCTCGGCTGAAGCGTGCCCATCATGCGACTCATCGCCAGCACGAAACGCCGTGCAATGCCGACGTTATTATACAGCCAACGCACGCGGCGGAGCATCTCGGTCCGGGAATAACTGGAGACTTCCTTGCGGGTGTCCAGCGTGGGAAATACGATGTAGCTCTGGTGCTTGCCAAGTGACTGAGCTCCGTTGAAACCGGTGCCGCCACCCATGCCGCCCATGAAAAACTCCAGCGGTTTTTTCGAGCCGTCGGGCATCATGACAGCCGGCCCGCCTCCCGGTCTCGTTGCACTACTACTGGATACTGAAGACACCCGTCGACGACCACGACGACGGGAAGACTGAGGGAGGCGGGTCGGTGTTATTTCACGATCAAGTGACATTTTGAAATTGTTTGTTTGTTCTTACCGGCAAGGTCGATTAAAATGGAAGGCCCGCGGTGAGCCCGTGCGAACCGGGGCCTTGCCCTGGTTGCGGTGCCGGTAGATAGCACAGTTAATATTTGAGATGGTCTGCTCCAGCTCCTCATGGGTGCGCGGAGCGAATGAATCAGAGACCGCATCGATCGACTGGCTGGTGATGGTCTCCGGCGAGAGCAGCGCATCGGTGCACTCGCGGCGCTTATCGAGAAGCTGGTTGAGAGTGTAGCTCTCGTAAAGTGTTTTACACAGGGCAGGGTCGGCATCCATAGGAGGACGCGGGGCGTCAATCAAACAGCGGCGAGAACACGGGCCAGATCACGCCGAGCTGCATTTTGAGGGTGTCGCCGTAATCGTTGGGCGCGGCTCCGTCCGGGTGGACGAATTTGCGGAGATCTGGATCCCAGTATTCCGAGGTCAGCTCGGTGACGATATCATGCGGCACCGGGTCGGGCATCCACAGCCGCGGCTCGGTGCGCCGCTGGATGGTCTCGCTGTAAAAATCAATCTTGATCGAGTGGTCGTGAAAGCGGATGTATTCCATCACCTCGCCATTTTGGAGCGTGGTGGTGCGCTTCTCAATCGGGTCGGTGAGATAGCGCTCATGTTTCTGGCCCCAGCCGAGCAACGGCACCAGCGGCCAGCCCATCCGAATCGAGCGCTGGCAGAGAGAATAAATCACTTTGCTTTTGTGACCGCGATCCACGCCTCCGCCAAAGATAAAATATTTTTTACCCTCGAAATAATAAGGGCGTTTCCTCAGGCCGAGCAGCTGCCCATCGGTGTTACTGATTCCAAAATCAACCAGGTAACTCTGGGAGGCAGCGCTCCATGCAATGACGGTCCACTTATAAAATTCATCCTGGCGATCGACCGAGATCGTTAGCGCCACCGGTTTAATCGGCAGGTCATTGATCCGCTTGCCTTCCTGGTTATAGCTGAGCCCGAATCGATGGCCTAGGATTTGTTCCCGTGTGATCTTATCGTTAGTGCCGTCCTCGTTGATTTGATCGATGGTGATGCGCTCGGTGATACCGCCGCGCAGCGCGTTGATCGTCTCGGATGCTACGTAGATTTCTTTAGGCGCGATGGGGAGACCGTCGTGGTTTTTGATGTAGTCCTCCCGCTGGGCGCTGTTCGGATTTATCTCTGTGCATTGCACCCACTTCACAAACAACTTGCCCCAGGTCACCTCGGGCCAGTTACTATAATAATCGTTGATATGAAATGAGCGCACGCCAGGCTCCGCGGCTACCGGCTCATTGGAAAGCTTCATGCGGTCCTTTAGCTCGGCCGGCACCCATTGCCCTTGCTTAACCAGCTCATATTTCTGGTGCTCATCGATCCGCTTACCGCAACAGGGAGTCTTATACCAGACCCCGCCGGGCGCCTCCATGGCAGCCAGATCCCACTCGCCCTCAAGGCTCTGGTGCTGGTGATATTGGAAATGATCACGCCGGAAAACAAACGTTTCAGGGCAATGAGGACAGGGTAAGCGCCAGTGCTCTTGCGAGCCTTTCAGGAAACAGCGATGGATAATCCCCGATTTAGGATCTTTCTTTGTGGCTTCGAGTTGCGGCTTGCCGATCACGAACAAGGTGGCATCGGCTACGGTAGCAAAGCGGGATTTTACCAAGTCATAGAATGAGCCGTCCGGGAGCTGCTCAAAATCTTCCGGCTCATCGATCACCACGACACGATACCAGGTCTCACGCACCGGGGAGGCGGAGCCGGAGCCGGAGACTTTCACCACCATATTTTTCAACCGCATAGTGAGCGTAGCAAAATCGTTCGGGTCTTCGGAGAGCTGAGAGCCAGCCAGTTTTTTTAGCAGCGGCCCGAGGCGGATGTTTGCCACGTCCGAGCCCTTCTCTTTACTGTTTATCGCATAGAGGACATTACCCGGACAGTGCTCCGGCATATAAGCGATGGCATTAAGCGCGCCTTGGGAGAGTCCGGTCTGGGAGGATTTAAGGCCGGTGACTTCTTTGGTTTCCGGGTCGCGAATCGCATCCTGAATATCCCGCACCCACGGAGTGACCGAGGAATCGTACCTATCCATTTGCGCCGTCTGCTTTTGATCAAAAAATATTTTCCGGTCGGCCCACTTCCAGACCGGCTCTTGCGGGCTGCCTAGGAACGTGTCATGGAAAATACCCCGGGCGAAATCTCTCTCAGCTATCATTATTGCGGCGGTGAGGTTTAGAATGAGACATCCAGCGAAAAGTCACCCTCGCGCAAAATATCAAAACACCGATCACGCGCCTCGATAGCAGCGGCGCGCTGCTCTTTCTGCGACATCGCCGGGGCATTTTCAGCCAGCAGCTTAAGCATAGAATTCAAAAACGCACGAGACAGACCCACGGCAATTGCTCCAACCTCTTCACCCATTGCCGATTTTCGGACGAACAATCCGCGCTTCTCCTGGATACCGATAAAATCTTTCTCCCATTTCCTAAGATTATCGCTGGCTGCATTATATTCCTTACGGCACGCCTCAATTAAGCCGTTATCCTTGCGACCATTTTCATCGATTGTGTTGCGCGCCGTTTCTAGCGACGAATGAGCCAGCCTAACTTCGTCCCGTGCTTGTCGCAAGGCATCATCAACCCCATCATATAGCCCTTCGGAATTGCGCTTTTGTTCGTCATCATCTTTAGCGCGCGTCACAGCCGCCACTGGCAATTCAATTTTCGGAGCCGGTCCCGCTTCCTGCTCAAACTGGGAAGCAGTGAGGATGCCAGCCGGTACTTTGTTTCTCCGGTGAGCCTTCCACCAGCTCACCATCGCGTTCGGATCGAAAAGGGGAGGCAGAGCCCCAGCCTTTTTCCCGGTTGCTACCCAATCCCGGATCGCCCTGGCCGTCGCGGCATATTTCGCGCCGTAACTTTCGTAGCTCTCCGGCCAGGTAACCCGGCCACTACCAGAGATGCGAACACCCGCGGCAGTAAAATCATTAGTGAGAATATACATGCAGAAAGGCAGAAAGTCAAGATATACGTCATATTAACTTTTTCATATTTTGCGCGTTTTTGGCGGAAGG